TCACTTAAAGATATAACAGCAGGCATGGGTAACAAAGGGGCACAATTAAATGCAATGATGGCAAATCTTCCACGTCCTACAACACCTGCAGTGCATGAATCATTTAACGGCGTAGCAGATGCACTATTAGAGGCTTTTGGGTACGCTGATGGATCTAGTCCAATGCCATCAGCGAGCGTAAACGATGCAAAGTATAACGCAATGGACACAAGCAAATTTAAACCTGCTGCAGCAAAAAGTGCTATAAAATCTAGCCCACTAGATATGGCTAAATTAGCAGGTTCTGCAACAAAAAGTGCTGCACCTACTGTAGGAAAAGCTGCATTAGCAAAGGCTGGCTCTAAACTCATCCCGGGTTTAGGCGCAGCATATGGTGCATATGATGCATATGATCGAGCAAAAGAAGGTGATTATTTAGGTTCAGGTATTGCTGCAGCATCCGGTTTAGTATCGCTAGTTCCCGGAATTGGTACTGCAGCATCATTAGGGTTAGATGCAATAAATATCGGTCGAACATTAGATATGGAGAAAGCTAAGGATCAAGCTCGTGCGCAACAATTACCAGCTACTGCGGCAAAACCGTCAGATGTGGGTAAAAAAGATATAGCAATTAAACCACCTCAAGCTGCACCTCCGACTGCAGCAATGCCTAGTCCGCCACCGTTAGATAAACCAGCTGCAAGTGTGCCTGCTGCGCATACAGCGACTACTTCAGCAACTAAACTAGGTGTTAAACAATTTCAAGAATACTTAAATTCGCTAGGCGCACATTTAGAGCCAGATGGCAAGATGGGTCCGCTAACTAGAGCAGCAATTAAAACTTATATACGAGAAAATAGAATATGAAACCAACTACATTAACAGAATCAATTGCTTTATTACGCGATCGATTGGCATTAATTGACAATCCGTCACATACTGCAGAAATAACTACTCCTACATATGCGTCTTCTTCATTGAAAGAACACATGGAATCAATAGCTAATGAATCGCTAGCAAGTAAAGGAATTGCTGCACTTAATTATGCACGAGGTTTAGGTTTTAAAGAGCCCAAAGGCGCAGCAAGTGCATGGAATGCAGCTAGCGATGCAGATAAAGCAGCAGCTAAATGGGGTGGACGTACTTCAGTTGCTGGTATTGCAGGAGCAGGTGCTGCAGGTATGCATGCACTTGATACAGGAAAAATGCCATCGATGCCATCGATGCCAACAATGCCATGGTCAGACGACTCAGAAGTTAAACCAGAAGTTAAACCAGAAGTTAAACCAGAAGTTAAACCAGAAGTTAAACCAGAAGTTAAACCAGGAACTGATGCTAAACCAGAAGCTAATTTTACAGGCGATCCAAAAGTTCAAAAATTGCAAAAATTCTTAAATGATGAATTTGGTGCAAATTTAGAACTTGACGGTAAAGAAGGACCATTAACTCGCGCAGCAAAAGCAAAATACCTAGGTATTGATGGCGGAGGTGCTACGCCTGCAGATCATACTAGATCACATCAACCATCTGATGAACCGGCGGCAGCATCAACAGCACCGACAGCACCATCTGCACCTGCAGCACCGGATATGACACAATTTGACAACAGTGAAGCTGCGATTATGGCTAAATTAAATAGCCTGTTAGCATCTGTTAGTCAAACCAGTGATCCGGACGTACAAAAACATGTAGCTGATGTACAACAACAAATGCAAAGTTTATCACACTAATATTTACTAGTACTAAATAAAGGCAGATTAATCTGCCTTTTTTTATCTTCATTTTACCATGCCAGTTGACATATTGAGCATTTTAATATATAATACATACTTTACTACACAACGGAGATACATTAAATGAGCAGAGCATACGGTCCTGAAGAAAAATCTAAACTTGACAAATTAATCAATGAAGGTTCACTTGTATTGCGTGAAATTGAAGACTTGCAAACCGGTTTACGCGATACTGTAAAATCAGTAGCAGAAGAACTACAAGTTAAACCTGCTGTAATTAATAAAGCTATTAAGATAGCGCATAAAGGAAATTGGGCAGATCATAATGAAGATTGGGAAGAAGTTGAAGCAATCTTAGACGTTACAAAACGTATTTAACATAAGTATAACACGAAACGGTAGGCAGGCCACAAGCTGCAAAATGGTATTTGTGAGCCACAAATCACATAAACTGAGATACAATATGGAAAACTTAACAATATGCGAAACATGTCATAATCCTGACGTGTGTGTTGAAAGAAATGAATGTGGTATAGAAAAACACATTAATGAAGATGTCGCAACACTACGTAGTGAAGAAGAAGCATTTATGGAATGGATTAATGATCATGCAACTAATCGCGATCGCAACGGCGGTGCAGCATGAGTTATGTTGATGCATATTTTGATCGTGAAAACGATGTTATTAAACTTGTAGAAAGAAATTCAAAAGGTGAACGAGAATATAAAGATATCCCCGTTAAACCTACATTATATTATACCGATCCAAAAGGGAAATATCAATCAATTTACAGTGATCCTGTATCAAAAGTTGTTTGTAACAACACAAAAGAGTTCCGAAAAGAGTTAGCAATACATGGTAACCAAAAGTTATTTGAAGCAGATATTAATCCAATTTTTAAATGCTTGTCAGATAACTATCTCAATCACGATGCACCTAAACTTAATATAGCGTTTTATGATATCGAGGTTGATTTTGATCCGGAACGAGGATATGCATCACCAGATGATGCGTTTATGCCTATTACAGCTATTGCAGTATACCTACAATGGCTAGAAACCCTTATATGTCTAGCAGTTCCTCCTAAAACATTAACTATAGAGCAAGCTAAAGAACAAGTTAAAGAATTCCCCAATACTATTCTATTTGATAATGAAGCAGATATGTTAGATACATTTCTTACGTTATTAGATGATGCTGATATCATTAGCGGATGGAATAGTGAAGGATTTGATATTCCGTATACAGTGAATCGTGTTACTAAAGTGTTATCAAAAGATGACACTCGTCGATTCTGCTTGTTTAATCAATTACCTAAACGTCGCGAATATGAAAAGTATGGAAAACAAGCCGTTACATACGATTTTGTTGGTCGTGTGCATTTAGATAGTTTAGAATTATACAGAAAATATACGTATGAAGAACGACACAGCTTTCGATTAGATGCAATTGCAGAATATGAGTTAGGGGAACGTAAAACCCAATACGAAGGCACGCTTGATCAATTATATAATAACGACTTTAAAACATTTATTGAGTACAACAGACAAGATACTATGCTGTTAGACAGACTTGATAAGAAATTAAAATTTATTGACTTAGCTAACACTCTTGCTCATGAAAATACTGTATTATTACAGACTACAATGGGTGCAGTCGCAGTAACAGAGCAAGCTATCATTAATGAAGCACATCATCGAGGATTTGTTGTACCTAATAGAAAAGGGAAAGCAGAACCAATTCAAGCTGCTGGAGCATATGTTGCATATCCTAAAGAAGGTATACACGACTGGATAGGTTCACTAGATATTAATTCACTATATCCAAGTGCTATTCGAGCATTAAATATGGGTCCGGAAACTATTGTAGGGCAGTTAAGACCTATAGCAACTGATGAATATATTTCTATGCAACTAGCAAAAGGAAAGTCATTTGCTGCAGCATGGGAGGGATTGTTTGGTACACTCGAGTATACGTCTGTAATGAATGAAGAAATAGGTACCGACATTATAGTTGATTGGGAAAATGGTGATACTGATGTACTAAGTGCAGCCGAAGTTTATCGATTAATATTCCAAAGTAATCAACCGTGGGTTATTTCAGCAAATGGTACTATCTTTTCGTATGAAACTGAAGGTATTATTCCTGGATTACTTAAACGTTGGTATGCAGAACGTAAAGATATGCAGAAAAAGCTAAAAGAAGCAATCAATGCAGGTAATAAGATTGAAGAAGAGTACTGGGATAAACGTCAGCTAGTTAAGAAGATTAACCTAAATAGTTTGTATGGTGCAATTCTTAACCCAGGGTGTAGATTCTTTGACAAACGGATTGGACAATCAACTACGTTAACTGGTAGGCAAATTGCGAAACATATGGCTGCAACAGTAAATGAAATTATTACCGGTGAGTATAATCATACAGGAAAATCTATTATATATGGTGATACTGACTCATGTTATTTTTCAGCATACAAAATATTGCAGAAAGATATTGATAACGGAAGTTTACCATGGACTAGAGAAACGGTTATTCAGTTGTACGATCA